AAGTATTCTCGTGGTGGTGTTGGTAATACGGATGTTGCAACGGAAGTAGCGTTAGCAGACGCTGCGAACCGTACTCGTAATGGCCGCCGCCAAAAGAAAGTATACTCGGCGTTAAGTTGGATGACCACTAGCGCAATGAGACTGTGGGAAGAGAACCTAAGTGACGATGACCTACTGATGGTCAGAGTGGACGAGTTGGCCCCATATGAGGAGATAGACCGCGCAGGGATGGGCATGGTAGGGGTGGAAGAAGTAGACCACACAGAGTCCGTAGAAATGTACGCCTACGAGGCCGTCCCCTACTCAGCGGCAGACAACAACCGTGTTGTACAACTGCAGCAGATGCAGCAGTGGATGGCCCCGTTAACAGGTAATCCTGCGATTGCACCTTTTGTGGATGGCGCGAAGTTAGCGCGTCGGATGCTGGAACTCTTAGAAGTTCCCGAAGTGTTTGCAACTCCGCAGCCACAGGCGCAGCAACCGATGGGGCAGGGCTTAGGCACGCCACCGGGTGTCGAAGAAGGAGCACCTCCAGGAGGGCTCGCTGGCGTAGAGGCTCCGCTACAAGAGGCCCCAGAAGGGCTACCTATTTTAGACGGGTCATCACCAGCAATTTAGGAGGGAAAATGGGTGTAAAAGAGTTTGAGATAGAAGAGACAGACATTCCGGTAATCTACTTAGTAAGCATTCCGGGAGCGATTCTGTACAGGCACTCTCAGAAAGATAAGTTGATTATCGAAGTGAAGGGTCATGTGGTAGGCGAAGTATCCCGACTGGCTGTAGCCTCTGGGCTCGTTGACCTCGATGAGATGGGGCACTATATTGAATCACCCTCTAATGTCATCCCGGAGGTCTAGATGCCCCTCTATGACACGGAGTGTTCAGGCTGCGGCTTGGTGGATGAATACTTCTGCTCTCTTGAAGGGTACAAAGAGCTCCAAGCAGGAAAAGTCGGATGCGACTGTGGAGGTTACCTTAGTATTTTGATACGTCCCGTAATGTTCGTGGGCCCAAGGTGTGACCGTCCCCTAAACATCCCCAATGCAGGCAAGGCCTTCACGGACCCTGGCCAACTACGGGAATGGNAAAAGGCTAATCCAGACCAGCAAATCTATGGCCCCAACGATAAAGTTTGGCAGCACCAGAAAGAAAAACTGGAAGAGAAAGTAACAAAAAAACTGCAAAAGCGGGGTTACCGAGATAGGCACCATTACAGTGAGACAAGAAAGGCCGAGAAGGCTCGAGAGGCTCTAGTTAACTCCGGTGAGGCCGGGGTCAAGAAGTTCTTTTAGTTTGACAACAACAACCCGCCACATTAGGCACAAAGCAGGAGTACGTAATGGGTGATACCATTGAGGCTAACATAGAGAGCGCACCAAGCGAGTCGGCACCCGTCGAGGCAGCAGTTGAAACTGCGCCAGAGTCGGAAGCATCGACCCCTGCAGAGGTTGCTCCCCAAGTAGAGGCCGCACCGGCAACCCCAGAACCCTCCTTTTCTTACCCCAGTACTAAGGACTTTAAGTTCAAGGACTGGAACGGCAAGGTTGAGGAGTTCCCCGAAGATTCGCGAGAGTTTATCTCGGCACTATGGGGACACCACAACCAGTCGAAGCAGGCCCACCTCACGGAACTTTCTGATCTTCGTCAGTTGTGGGAGTCTAAGGCAGAAGACCCTAGAGTTGCAGAACTAACCAACTCAGCAAGTGAGTGGGAGACTAAGTATAACGAACTTAATACTAAGTCTCAGCAACGGGAAGAAGCAATAGAAGCAGCAATTAAGGCTGACGTGGACCGCTACGAAGAGCGTTTCCGCCGTCGCCATCCAGANTTATTNACTAATGAGAAGTTGGGCAAGACTATGTCTGCGCTTCTCACAGAGGGTTGGGAGCCCGAGGCCGCTGCAGAGTTGGCCAAAAACCCCGCGCTTAAAGCCGCAGCAGTGAACTTTAAGTTACGCGGAACTCCCGATGAATTGGCAGTGGACCTCGCACGAGGTCAAGTAGAAGGTGGCAAATCTTCAATAGGTGTTGGCTCGAAGCCTACCCCGCGTCCCGCAGCCGCTAAGGTTGCTGGGGTGCAGGGTGCGCGAAGTGCTAGCTCTGTTGAGGGACTTGGGAAACAACGCAGTTGGGAGACTATGCGCGATGTTGCGCTTAATCGTGCCCAGAAGCGGTTCAACCTTCCAGACTAGGAGACAATAATGGCTATTAGCCCCGACGTTCTTGCTTCTACCCTTACGGACCTGCTTCCGGGGTATAGTGAGACATTTACAAAGTGGCATCCGCTTCTCGACGCAATCGTGACGGGTGGTAATCTCAGCAAAAAGAAACTTGAGGGTCCTTCCCGCGAGTTCACCGTTGTAACAGGCGGTCCAGGACAAGTTACTCACATTCAAAGTGGTAACGAGGTCATCAACGGTGGTCGTAAGCAGCTTGCTGTTCGCGGTAACGAAGTTGCACCTCGCTTGATCTACGCGTTTGACGTGCCCCGTAAGGACATGGCAGAAGCAAACGGTAAGCAAGACCTTGCTAAACTCATCAAAACATACCCAGAGCGTGCTCTTCATGACTTCTACGAGATGCTTTCACAGCAACTCGCAGTTGGTGATGGCGCAAACGGCGTTGGCGGTTTCTTCACCCTCAACGGTGATGCTCAGTACTCACCCGACGGCACAGCACGTTGGGGCCTGTTAAACCCCTCTGCTTCAACTGACGCTCGCTCAGTCCACGGCTTAAACTCTGCAGGCACTCCAGGCTGGCAAAACCAGTACGCACACACCACTGGCTTCAGTGTTGATGGCGTTCGCAAGATGCGCGAAGTTTACTTCAAGTGTCAACGTGAAGGTCGTGTTGCTGATGGTACAGTCGATATGATGTTCGGTGATGAGGTTTCTTTCCTCAACTACATGGACAGCTTGCAAGAGCACGTCCGTACTGGACAAATCGAGTCTACCGATGGTAAGAACTACGGTCGTCAATCTATCAAGTTTGTCGATTCTGATTTCTACCTCGAGGATTCAATCGACTTGACCAAACTCTCAGCCGGAACTTCAGCGGACGGTTGTATTTACATGCTCAACTCATCTTCCTTTGAAGCGTTTACCCTCGGGCAAAACGCATCTATGGAAGGAAAGGGCTTCTTCGATCAAGGTGCGCCAATGCGTATTCCTGATCTTGATGCTTACCGCTACGAGCTTATCCTTTATTTCGGTCTTCATACTGTTCAGCGTCGTGCTAACGGTATCGTAACCGGCACAGCGTTGAGCTAGGAGGTTCAAATGCGCGTAGTTTCTGGTATAGAAGTAACAACAGTATCCACAACGGCACAGTTTCCAGTAGGAGGCAAGTTCTCAGTAGCTAGCCCTGCAGGTAGCACTCAAGACCAAGAATGGATTTACGTCAAATCTAGCACGGGCCTAACTGTAGTGGGAACATTAGTATCCCGCGCAGCAGGCTCAGGTACTTGCGATGCTTGTGTGGCAACTCCAACGAGTGACTCGACCCTTCGAGTTATCGGTGTAGTACAACACGCTATTGCAGACGGATCTTACGGTTTCGTGCAGTGCAAGGGCATTGGTACAGTCCTGATCGACACAGGCGTTAGTGCTAACGCGGGTCTTCAAGTCGGTAATGGTACAGCAGGCCGAGCAGACGCTCTGACTGCTGCAATTACAGGCATGGGCATGGGCTTCTCCCTAGCCGTTATCGGCACAGGCGAGACAGGCCAAGCTTGGATTAACTGCCCCGGTGCTTAATCACTGAGTCTTGGCGTAACTGCCATCGGGGGGTTAGGAGTTTTCTAGCTCCTAGCCCCCCTTTTCTTTTATAGGTGCAAAAATGAATCTGAGTGATATCTACCAAAGAGTCTTCGACTTGGCAGACTGGAACCCCTCTTCCTCTCCCGAGGCTAAGGCTAGAGTCATACGGTTCATTAATATGTCGTACTTTCAGATGGCATTGGATGCGCCTTACCTATTTTTTGAAGGTATGGTTGACATGGCTACAGAGCCTGATGTTGATCAATTTAGTGCACTGGACACGTTATCAGTGTACACAAGCGGCTCAGGCGCAGATCCTTGGGTCCTTAAGCGCAACCTACCGAGTACCCACCCCTCGGCGCGTACAGACTGGAAAGTAGACGGTACATGGAACGGCAGAAAGATTCAAGTTCAGGACAGCGACGGTAATTGGCACATTCACACTATCCGAGATGTGTGGACAACTGGTGATTACCAGTATGTTTCTTTACTGCGCCCATTCCCAGATACCACTCAGACTGCAATGAAGTATAAGATCTTCACGGACTACTACTACCTCCCGCCAGAGGTAATGCGGGTGAATCATGCTCGTACAGTAGACGGGTCTATCCACTCTAACTGGGAGCCTATCTCGCAGTCACAGGCAGAGGCATACTACCTCCCCACTAATCCTACAGACTCAGCAGTATCTGGTTATCCTACTCAGTACTTCCGCAGGCCACCGGGCAGTTTACCTGCGCCGAACTGGACACCGGTTGCGGGTGTGGCAGGAGATTCGTGGGTAGGGCCTGAACCTGAAGGTACGTTTGAATACAAGATTACCTATGTCTGGGGCAAGCAAGACGTAGAGTTAGGCTCCCCTGGCCCCTTGTCTCAGATATCGGGGCTTGCGTCAGGCCCCGGCACAAATAGGCTTAAACCCCGTCTTGAGTCACCACCTAGCCCCGTGTCTAACCAGAAGGCTGTAGAAGTCTCTACCATAAAAACAGCAATAAGCGTATCTTTACCGGACATAGACTTCATGCAAGGGTTTGCGGAGGGGCTGGTTACCTTAGCGAGGGGCGGACATTCGGGCTGGACTAAGCGTATTTACCGCCGCCGCTTAACTTCTACAGCAAACCCTACAACCGTTTCAGCCCCTTCAGTCTACACTAATATTGAAACTTCGGATACTTTTTACCTACTAACTGAAGTAGCCGGATCAACTGCTGAATTTGTGGATGATGGGTCACTTACGCCAGACTTCCTCTCCCCGTTGCGTGAGAGTAACCTACACGAAGCAATTCAGATACATCCACGGCCTGATAGCCGGATACGGTTTGAACTTCGCTGTTTGATGCGCCCGACTAAACTCGTCAGTGACACGGACGCGCCACTGCTTAAAGTAGAAGGCATTCCTGCCCTTATCGAGGCTGTTATCGCTAAGGTACTACGTGCCGAAGGCGACGGGGCAGAGGCAGCAGTTTGTGAGGGTAGATATGAAGACTGGCTCGCTAGGCTCGCAAAGCGTTATGATAGTTTGCGCCCTGCGAGTAAACCTACCCGAAGACGCGCTTGCTCCCCAAGGAGGGGACATCGAGCTTATGCTCGTAATTGGAAGAATGATCTATAGGAGGCAATATGCCACGTAAGAAGACAGCAAAGACAGTAGAAAAAGCAATTAAAGAAGTCGTAGAGGCGGTCGAGGAGGGAGACACCCCTCTTAGGTCGGGCGGAGTCTATCGCAAGATGGCTTCCGGTGGAGCAACCCTAGAGGCTACTGTTCTTTGCACTAAAGAAAGTTCGAGTGGCGGCAAGGAAGGTATTATCCATATCTTCTGGGAAGCACCTCGCATGATAGTTGAGGGCTCTGACGAACTCAATCAGTGGAAACTGATTAACTAGGAGTAGGCGTGCCTAAGAATCGGATTACCACAGGGATACTTCAGCCTCGGGAAGAAACGGGTAAGTTACTTACTCCAGACAACCTTGCAGGCGAAGTATTCAATATGCGTATTACCGAGGAGGGCACGCTACGCTCACTGGAAGGCCCCACCCCGTGGCTGCCTGCAACAAGCGGTCAGGGTAGCCTTGTGTATCCTTCCCCACAGAAGGAAATGCATGGTATTTACCACCACGCATTTGATAATAGGGATATGCTCCTCCTGCACTCAGGGGCCGCAGTCTATGCATTTGAGGGATGGAAAAAACGCTGGGGAGGAGGGGTACCCGGTAAAGACGAACTTCTTAAAGACGATACTACAGCGTTATTACAAACTCGTGTACCGAACTTTAAAGGCGTATGTGCACCGACTCAGTTCGAGGGTGTCCCTAACGGTGTGGTTATCATTCCGCAGGAAGGACGGGCTTACTTTTTTGATGGAGAAGCAGTTGGGGCGTTGGGTTACTCTAATACTCCTAGTGCTCCCGTTGGCAATGGGCCAGGTGCTTACAATCATACTGTGGATAGTATGTTTGCGGATGAGTTTTCACGGGTTCCTTTCGGTTTTGGGAGAGTAGGTACAGTCTCTCCCTACCTTGGGCAGGGGGCGACTTTAGTTGCTTCCTCTGGAACGTCAACTACGCTAGGCCAGAGGCTTAAGGGCTCCTACATGGCTGCTACTCGATGGATAGACCGCTGGGGCAACATGAGCCCTATAAGCGCAACCTCAGGCGAGATTCTCATTCCCGCGAAGAACTCGATAGGCTCCCTGTGGGATACTGGCGCGGCAAACTCAGAAGACCAACACATGGACTGGACTATTCCCCATGTTCTCTGGGAAAGTGTTGAAGTAGACGAGTCTCCAGACTCACACACGGTAGGTCGTATTCTTTACCGCACAAAAGACACAAAGAACTCAGGCGAAGCTGGACTGTTTGAAGTACCTGCGAATGCAGGGTCGGGGGCCTTATACTACGCCACAATGCCCGACAATATATCTTCTATGTTCCCCGACAACACTTCAGACGAGCAATTAATAACCACGCCCACCCAAACGATTGCTATACCAGAGTTTAGGTACTGTAAGTTGGCCTTCGGTGTGCTGTTTATTGCAGATAAGCAGACGGTTAGGTGGTCGCGGCCTAGTCTCTGGGGCACGTTTGACGAGCACTCTTGGCTAGTTCCAGATGCTAGTGGGGCGGAGATTACAGGCTTTGCTAATACACCCTCCGGCCTTGTTGTATTTACAGAGATGTCTACTTTCCTTATTAATCAGAATAGGGAGGGTACGGGATACACGCATCAGACCCTGAGTGCTTCTTCTGGATGTGTTGCCCCTAGCAGCATTCAGGTGTCCTCGGATGGTACTGCGATTTGGCTAGGGCGAGAAGGATTTTACGGGCTGGCTGCAGGAGGCCAACCGACGCTACTAAGCGCGGATATCAAGACTAAAACTCGCTACATCAATTCGGCAAGGGCTATTCAAGCCACTTCAGTACTTGACCCTAAGACTGGAGAGTATAGATGCTGGGTGCCCTTCCAAGGTTCTAGGTCTAACAACAGATGCTTTATCTTTGATGGAGGTAGTTGGAGAGAGTCTCAGGTGCTCACTGAGGTAAAGGCGGCTTGTGTGACGAAAGACCACAGAGCCTACACACTCGTCGCGGGGACAACGAGAGGGACTACTACAGTAGGGACCGCGTCTGATGCTGCCTCGGTTACTGGAGTTTATCTACTAGACCACGAGGTTTTCTCTTTCAAGCCTCAGGCTCGGGAGTCTAAGGTAAGGACAACTTGGATAGGCTCTGCGGACGCTACAAGAAAGAGCCCTAAGCGGGTTACAATCTGGCTAAGAGAGTGCCATTCCTCTACGCTAACAGTTACGTTGTATCGGGATTGGCGCAAAAAAGCGGTCCAAGTGGACGCTACGACAGTTAAACTCTATAGCCCCGAGGATGTTCCACCTTTCTGGGGAAGTACTAAACTCGATGGAGATTCTAGTTGGAAGAAAAGACGGCCTTACTGGACTAAGGTAGATATTGCTGTACCATCTTGTGAGGTATTCTCTGTTGAACTCGGCATGACTGCGGATACGGCGTGGGAGTTTGTCGGACTAGAAGTCGAAGAGGTTATACATAGTTCATCACATCGGATTCCGAGGTAGGTATGGGTTATCGCTTTCCACCAAACAGGTTAAAAGACACCGAAGTCATAGACATTGAAAGGACTAATGAGAACTTTCAGGCGGTCGCAGAAGAGGCTTCCTCTAATCTAAACGAGCATAACTGGGAAGACGAAGCGTTTGTCAGTGCTGCTCAGGTTAAAGCGGACCGAGATATCTTCGCTAATACAGCAGCCTACAGGCTGTTCAGGGAGTCTAGCTCTAGTGACGCGGTACTCGACCCTAAAAGTGGTCTTTTCCCTGCAGGAGACGTAGAAGAGTCGCAAGCATGGACTGCTGTACCAGACCTAACAAAGACCTTTACCTCCGAGGGGGGGATGGTTTACGTCCTAGGAAGTTGTGGCGTGTACAATCATGTAGACCAGTCAGCCCCTAGGCCAGACAGAGGCAATCATTTTGCCATCCGCGTGGATGGGCAGGTGATTACTGAGAGCATTGTAGGCGGCGAGGAGCCTATGCAGGAGGATCTTAATAGGACGGCCACGTCTAAACTGCACTCTTTTGGGCAGGTTAGGTTCTCTTTTCCTGTATGCGTGGAGGCCATAATGATGCTGGCCCCCGGTGTACACACGGTAGAGATGGTAATTCGGTCTGACGTTTCTACTAAGAGGTCCGGCATCAACGTGAACTGCCGAGAGCTTGATGTTATCTACCTTACAACTGCGAGGACGATGTAATGAGTACGATAGATTACGATCCCCTTGACGAGGAAGAGGCATTCACCGCTACGTCCCTAAACGCAGGCTTTACCGAAATAGCCTCTGGCATCAACGCGATAGATACGGACGCGGTGAAAAGACGGTCCCTACGCAGTGAACACCAGCCCAGCCTAACCCCTGCGGCAGAGCACTCGGGTATAACTTGGAGTAAGGAACTAACTAACGGAGGGAGTATTGGGGTAGGAAGTCTCATGTCTCATACTACTAACACTACAATTCCGGGAGACTTAGAAGTCTTGTTTCCCTCCGGAATAACACTCGGAATGGACGGCACAGATAGAATCGGAGCACTACTGGTCCTTGCAAATGTCCGAGTTGGGAGGATGCAGGTTGACAACAGAGCCGAGACACATAACAATATCGTAGTTTTAACTATTCAGGTGGCTACATCCCCCACCGCTTGGCATGATGTGGATAGAACGAGAAGGTCTTTATCTCAGCCAGACAAAGCTCACCTAACTTACTCCCCTGCGGGGGCTACATACGATGAAAGCAGTGCTGCACTAGAATTTGAGGAGTCTGTAGATTATGATATTCCTCTGAGGACGCTGATAGACGCAGGGGACCTCCCAACCGGAAGTACCATATACGGAATCAGGGTCGTAATAAGGGGGGCGGAAGCGGCTACGGGAATGCCTACTAGTGGTGGATGGATTGCAGAGTTAAACGCAACTCCTCCTAATGCCTACTATTCGGTAGCTCAGTCCAACCTTTCTGTAATACCTTTTCATGCACTAGCGGTGATGAACTAATGGCCGATATCACCTTATCTAATACTTGGACTGACACGGACACCCCTACTGGGGATGAAGTCTCTAAGAATTTCAACACTATGGACTCAGCAAACTCTTTCGCTGAGATAAATGGGGCCTTAGACGTGGCTAACCTTGCAGGAAAGGAAGAGATTGATACCGAGCACCTGCAGTTAGGCTCTCAAACGCACGCAAAGATGGTAGGGTCTACGGC